GGATCCAAAGGCATCGGTACTCTGATGCCGGCGGTTACCGGTTCGTCGGGAGGAACAAGCGGAACAACACCGCTGACAATCTGAAGAATACAACTTAACGTACGCTTCAGAGGAATATCATGTCGAGCGGACCAGAGGGCCAACCGGTTATAACAGGAGAATAAATCCTGATCCGTAGTGTACTTTTTAAGATACACCCCACGGACATTGACCCCGTCAAACCAGTCGGAGCCACAGGATTCCCTAAACAAGCCGGCAGAGAAGCTCTTCTTTTCGTTGACAATCAACCCACATGCCGTTATGACACGGCACAGGAGCGGATAGCAACAAGTCGGCACGACTATGTCGTCTCCGAAAACGCCCCATTGCCCCTCAACCCCAAGAACATCCAGGGTCGAACGGACTAGGGAAGCGAGTAAAAGCGTCTGCATTGGGAAGGTAAAACCATTTCCCATCGTTGACATCATGTTGAGAGCAATGGTCTGCTTTTTGGGCCTACCACCTCCCTCACCAGAGGGGACAACGAACTGAACTTGGCATGTCCGGAGTTTTTCCATCCACCGGACAACCGAGGGCGGGAAGAGGTACTTAACAAGACTCCGTGAGATATAATCGGAGCATTGCTTCAGATCCACCGTTGCAAACACGCCCAACCTTGATCCCTGGCGGGCCAACTCAGCGTTTTTTGCTGGCTGGTCCTTAAGGGAGATACGGAACATGTGCAACAACGCCTCCTCCATCACAACCCCTAATCCGAGCTGGAAATAGGTGTTGAGTGGAGGCTCAGTGATTGTTACGCGCTTGGCGACAAAGGACTTCAGTGCAAAGGCAAGGTTGCCATGACTGACAATGCGCGCCCTACCATGTCTAGCTTTTCGCGCCATTTCGGCAGCTTCGCAGACAGGATTGTGGTGGGTGCTGATTTCATACCAGGATCGTATGAACTCCGATCCAGCGGTTTGAACGGAATCACCGACCTTGAAATAAAGCAAGGAAGGTTTATCGCCCAAACCCACGGAACGGCCCGGTCCAAATCGGGCCGCGCTTTCTATCGATCCCATCGTGACTAAAGGATCACCATCGGGAAAGAACGCACGTTCAAGGAGGACACGCGCGCCGTTGATAACCAGTCCTACGGACAAGTCATCGTCCGGTGGGCAGAAAGCACTTTGATTCCTCAACTCACAAGCCGCGTTAGCGGCAAGGAAGGAACTAAGCGTATCGGCTTCCGCTGTGGTACTCACCTCGTCTTCGGATTTCTTGAAGGCAGAGGCGAGTAGGGCATACTTTGCGAACTCTCTGCTGGTAAGCTCGGAGTCAACAGGGTATCCACTTGGGAATGGATCAAATCTAGAACCTGTAGGCTCCGGATAGAGATCCAAATCGTTGCACAGGCAGTCGAAAAGAACAGTACTAGTAAAACTGGTGCTATCCACTTGACACTCCTCAATAAGGATGAATCAATAATCTGAATCGGGGTCATCCGATGACACCGTCGATAAGACTAGCGGAGATTCCGTTGGCCTGATTCCAAAGTAGGCCGCCGATGAAGCTCATAAAAGCCTTGAGCTCATTGGGATCAGCCGTATCCACGCCGGAAGGCACGATGAAGTCCCCTCGAAAGAGGATCGGCACCGCTGCCTGGCCTGCCAGGGGGGTTGCCCCTTTGCCTACCACCATCTTCCACGTGTTTCGTGGGACAGAGATAAGACGGCCAGTGGATGGGTTGACAAGGCTCAACGGTTTAAACGTGGACGGCCGCGTAAACGACACAAAAAACGGGGAGCTCAGAGAATGAACTGAGACATCCGTCTGCGTGCCGCCGAGGGCCGTCACTACGTATTGTTTGCCCAAAGGGGTCGGGGCAATATCAGCCGCAACGGTAAACGTCGGAGACGTGAGACCGGTTACAGCCGCACCAGTTAATGGTGAAGGAAGCGAAAACGCCATAGGTACCTCGATTAGGGAAAGAAAAGTCTAGCGCCCTAGGGCCGCTGACCTGAGCCGCTGGGAGGACAAGATTGCTGTGTTGATCCATTGACCAACAGTCGTATCCTGCCAACTGATATCTCGTATTCCTACGAGAAGACTGGGTGTATCACGATTAAGGGAAATTTTGTCAACATTCCCCGATACGGGCGATACTGGCCAACCAACGCAGCCGTCGTAAGGCAAGGGAACAAGAAACCCCCTTGTAGACTGACGTAACCGGACTGATTCGCAGGTATAAACCAAGCCTGACGTATCTGTGAACACCCCCCCTATCACATCGCCCAAGTTGACGAAGTAGTCAACAAGGAATGAATAGGGAGCTAGTTCCCAAGCTGCAGGAACGATATCTCTCACACGGAGGCCATTGAGTTCCCGGAACTTCTCGGGACTCGCAGGACTTTTAACGTGCTTGAGCGCTCCAACGAGCCGTAAAGAGCCTTTGACAACTGTTTCGCTATGGAACCCGATACACTGGGTCCCGGACTCGATGTAGTTATCGAGGAAAGCACTCGAGGCAACTTTGCCGTCTGGAATCGGAATGGTTACCGATATCCGCTTGACGACAGGCTCCTCAAAGAGCCGCTTACAGCTGTCCATCACCGCTTGAATGTCGTTTATCAAGGGTGACACACCATAAGTCCACTGGAGATACGCCTTCTCCAAGGCATCATTCAGTCTACCAGGCTTCGACCTGTAAAGTCGCTGAATGGCGTTGAATTGGCGTGTGGCGGACCTATTCTTCCGGATGATACCGGAGAGGGGGTGCCTAATCATGCGAATCGTCTCACGAAGCTCCCCAAAGAAAGGGAGGGCCTGAAAAGGGTTCTGTTCCTCACGGACTTTACCCAAAAAGGCCAACTTCGCCTGACGACGAGCAGTTTCCACTGCATCCACTTGGCTAATACCCAAAACAAACGAGGTACTGCAAAGCGAACTGAAAAACGCGGAACCGACCATTCGAGATGTCCTCGGCTTTGCCGAGAACAGCTCAAGCCAGGTCCACGTCCAATCAACCTCCCAAGGTTGTGAGGACGACTGCGCCGGCCAAATCGTACGCGAGTAAGGATGATTCGCGTCGACCAGAGCCTTTACCTTAGCGCGCCAAGAGGGGTCATTCACCCTGCCAGAGACAACGTCAAGACCAGGATTTTTGTATGGGTATCTAGCCCACGCGAGATCATAATCTTGTTTCGTTGCGTAGCTGAATGAGTAGCCTTTAACTCTTGGAGTGCGCATAGGTGGCCTTAGGTTGATTCAGGGAAGACAAGGTGGAGCCCGAGGGGGC